CTATATATCCTTTAGGATATAGAGGTTGTTGCAATGTTGCGGATGTTTTAACGTTTGTTTTTTGTGCCTATTTTATTTATAATTAATTAATTTAAAAAGGAATCGAATCAGATGGCTGGACAAAAAATAACTAGGCAACAGTTAAAACATATCAAGGATAATTACCCTGAAGAATCAGAGCTAGAGAATCTATTATTTGAAGCCGTAATTAATGGTGCTTCATTTAGTAAGATTGTTAAAGGTCAAATTGAATCTTTGAAGGGCTTCACCAGAAAAGGTAAAGGCTCTCTTACTTGGGGGTTGTTTTATAAGTACCTTGAGACGCCTAGTAAGGCTTTTCCAGAAGGGAAAAGAGAAGCCCTTACACATGCTCGAGAGCAGTTCCAGATTCAAAAGGCTCAAGACTTAGCGGCTGAAACTGTTGAGATTGCCGACTCAACTGACCTCGACAATGAATCTATTAATAAAAGTAAGCTAATGATTGACTCTAGAAAGTGGCTGGCTGGTTCTTATAATGCCCAATTCAAAGCTGGTGCAACTAATCAAGTCCAAGTTAATATATCAACAAATGATTTGCATCTGGAAGCCTTAAAGAAAGTTTAAGCTGTTCATTTATTACAATGCTTGAACAATTACCAGTTATTATTACTATAAAAGATGTATTATCTTTTTGCTAAGTTATTGATTTAATTGAGTTTTCTGAGCTAAGACCCCCCTTGTCTTGGTATATGTGGGGGTAGGGGTTACCAATTTCCCACACACCAATCAAAAAAAAAATACATACACAGGGAAAAAAGATAACAACATCTTGTGTCTAATTACACAACCACCACCACATAATGTATATATACCTAGTAAAAAAAATTTTTTTGTTATAGAATAAACTTTTATAACGCTAAATGTGGCGACAAAAAGGAATCAACTATGGTTACTCGGTATGATGCTCAATATAACGTACATGACTTGCTAGTCAAAAACCTACCCCCTAAAGAGACTAAAGTTAAAACTTCTACCCCCAAAAAATCTCAAAAATCAAAATCGGTTAAAACATAATGAAAGACAATTACGAAGATAGCGACCTAGATGATATGTATGGGGATTCTAACTCCGAGACTTACAATGAAGGAGAAGAACCTAGCAACGAAGATTTAACTGGTACAGTTAGTTCCGCTATAGATGATGCGGTTGATTTTATAGACAATACTATTTCACCCATAAGAGCTACAGCCATTGATTATTACAATGGGCTTCCTTTCGGCAATGAGGAATCTGGGCGTAGCCAAGTCGTTAGTCGAGATGTGCATGACACAATCGCTGATATAATGCCGAGCCTAATGCGTATTTTCTTCTCTACTGAGAATGTCGTTGATTTCGTTCCTTTTGGAAAAGAGGACATCAAAAACTCTGAGCAAGCTACCGATTATATTAACAGGGTAGTTTTACAACAAGATAATGATGCTTTTACAGCTTTCTACAATGCCTTTAAAGATGCGTTGTTATGTAAGAATGGCATTATTAAGTATTGGTGGGATGACAACTACCACGCTGAGTATTTTGAATACGAAGGTTTAGATGATGATGCCCTAGCGGTATTAGAGTCTGACAGCGAGGTTGAGATTGTCAAAATTAAATCCTACCCTGACCCAGCATACCCTACTCCAGAAGCAACTGTCCAAGTCAACCCAGAGGATATGGGCGACATGATGCAAGGTATGATGGGAGGCGAAGGTGCGGAAATGCCAATGATGCAAGAAGAAGCACCAATGATGCAAGAAGAAATGGCAGTTGACGATACTATTGCTGAGATGGGCGGACAAGAATTAGGTGGCATGGGCGGAGAAATGTCTCCAGAGCAAATGATTGAACAGCTCTTACCACCACAGGCTCAAGAAGTTCTTCCTGAGTTAATGCAACAATCCATGATGATACCACAGTTGCATGATGTGAAGTTAAAGAGAAAGAAGGATGGCGGATGCGTTAGAGTTGAAAGCCTACCACCAGAAGAATTTCTTATAGACCGCAACGCAACCTCTATGGATGATGCGTACCTCGTAGGTCATAGACGTTACTTAACTGTATCAGAACTGGTTAGCATGGGTTATGAATATGATGATGTTATAAAATATGCGTCTCCTTATGATATGGAGATGGAAAATAACGCTGAATACAGAGCTAGACATCCATTAGGTGTTGATACAACTGATAACGACCAAGACGATAGCAACCTTAAAGTGTTGTATATTGAAGCCTATATGCAGATTGATATGACTGGTGATGGTATGTCAGAATTAAGGCGTGTCTGTTGTTTAGGAAATACCTACGAAATTAAAAGAAACTATCCATGTTCACATATACCTTTCGTAACATTTTGTCCTGACCCAGAGCCACATACGTTTTTTGGTACATCTATAGCAGACATTACACAAGATATACAGAAAGTGAAGTCTATGATACTGCGTTCTATGTTAGATAGTTTAGCTTTATCTGTTCACCCTAGAGTTGCTGTTGTCGAAGGACAAGTTAATATAGAAGATGTGATGAATACAGAGGTCGGTGGTATTATTCGTACTCGTAACGCTGGAGCAGTACAACCTTTCAGCGTACCTTTTGTCGGTCAACAAGCCTTTCCTATGCTACAATATATGGATGAGATAAAAGAAAACCGAACTGGTATATCTAAGGCAGCAATGGGATTAGACCCTGATGCCCTACAATCTGCAACAGCAACAGCAGTTAATGCAACTGTTCAAGGCGGTCAACAACATATTGAGCTGATAGCTCGTATCTTTGCTGAGAAAGGTATGAAGCCATTGTTCAAAGGTATCTTAAAGTTATTAACAACACATCAAGATAAACAAAGAATGGTGCGTTTAAGAAACGAATGGATTCCTATTGACCCTAGAGCATGGGATGCTGGTATGGATGTTGTTGTTAATGTTGGTCTTGGCAATGGTTCAACACAAGAACGTATGCAATATCTAAGTGTTATATCTGGCAAACAAGAACAGATACTTCAAACGCTAGGTGCTGACAATCCTTTAGTTGAGATGACACAGTACAGAAACACAATGGCAAAGATGGTAGAGCTTGCTGGGTTTAAAGATGCTGGAATGTTCTTCAAAGAAGTTGAACCTATAACACCAGAGCAAAAAGCTATGATGCAACAGAACAAGAAACCTGACGCTGCTGAACAGTTAATTCAAGTACAGATACAAGAAATACAGGCTGATATGGCTAAATCTGCTGCACGATTAGAGCTTGATACAGAGAAAATGAAACGCTCTGATGACCTAGATAGGGACAAGTTAGACTCTGAAATACTACTAAAAGCAGCTGAAATTGAAGCTAAGTATGGCTCTAAAGTAGAAACAGAAGTTATAAGAGCTTTAGTTGAAAGGGATAGAGAACAAATGAAACAACAGCAAAATCTTGTTAGCCCAATGAATAGAGGTATTCCGCAATGAGCCATGAAATAGATGACGTTATTTTATTTGGTAAAAATGCAAAACAAATCTTAGAAAGCATAACCTTTAAAACTGTAATACAAAGTATTAAAGAAGATGTCTTTCACGATTGGCAAACAACATCCACAACACAAGATAAAGAAAGAGAAAAATTGTATTCTCTTTTAAAGGCAGTAGACCTTTTAGAAGAAAAAATGTGGGCGGTTTCTGATAACGCTCATGTTCTTAAAATTAATTCAGATAAATTAAAAAGTAGAAAATAATATAAAAGGAGTTTAAAATGAGTGAAGCGACACCCCATATAGCGGATGTTCCGTTGGAATCGCCTGATAATTTACAGACATTAGATAAGGTAACTAAAATTTTGGAACGTCAAGACGTTAACCAGAACCAAGTTGCTCAAGACCAAGAACAGTCGGTAGAAACACAAGACGTTGATACTGGCGAGGAGTACGAAGATTCTTATGAAGATAACTCTGAGGAATATGAAGCAGAGTCTTATGAGAGTGAAGAAGATTCCGAACTGTATGCAGACGAACAAATCGAAAGTGATTCGGAAAGCACACCAGAAGCAGAGCCATTATATAGAGTAAAAGTAGATGGTGAAGAATTTGATGTACCGCTCAATGAATTACGAAATGGATATTCAAGGCAACAGCATTTTACGAAACAAAGTCAAAAACTAGCAGAAGATAAGAAAGTTTTTGAATCTGAGTTTCAACAAGTACAAGAGGAACGGCAACAATATGTCCAACTTTTGAGTGCATTAGAGGGTCAAATAAAGAATATGGACTCTCAGCCAGAGCCTGATTGGGATAACCTATACGAAACAGACCCCATTGAAGCAAGCAGACAACAACATGAGTGGAATCGTTTCAATCAAGCGAAGAATGAAAAACTTCAAGCAGCTCAAGCCGAAAAGCAAAGAGTTATGCAGATTGAACAGAGAGAACAAATGGAACAATATAAAACCTTGTTATCTCACGAAGCTCAAAGGCTACAAGAGGTTATTCCAGAATGGAAAGACCAAAAGAGAGCCACAAAGGAACAACAAGATTTAAAGAAATATCTTATAAATCAAGGAGTTTCTGAGGAAGAAGTAAGTGCTTTAGTAAAAGCTGACCACGTTAAGGTTTTACGAAAAGCAATGTTGTATGATAAGGGCAGAAGAAAGGTTTCTAGCAAAACTAATAACCCACAAAAAAGAACTAGGGTTATGAAAAGTGGAGCGAAACTAGCACCAAAAGTTCAAGATAAATTTAAGAAAGCGACCTCTAACTTAAAAAAGAGTGGGAAATGGCAAGACGCAGCTCAAGCTGTTTCCATGTTGTTAAACGATTAATATTTATAAGGAACTAAACCAATGACTATCATTGCAAATACATTTACAAGATACGCTTCAATAGGTATCAGAGAAGAACTATCTAATATTATTTATAATATTAGCCCAGAAGAAACACCATTTATGTCAAATGGTGGCAGAGAAACTGTTAGGAATACATTCTTTGAATGGCAAACAGATTCCCTTGCACAAGCAGTAGCTAACTATCAAATTGATGGTGACGACATTGCAGCTTTCCCAGCAACAGACCCAACAAGCAGAATTGGAAATTACACAAATATTTCCAGAAAACTAATCATCCTAGCAGACAATTTATCTGTTATTGATGCTGCTGGTCGTACTTCTGAACTTGCTTATCAAATCACCAAAATGGGTCAAGAATTAAAAAGAGACCAAGAAACTACATTACTTGCAAACCAAGTAGCAGTAGGCGGTGGAACTGGTACAGCTAGAAGAACAGCTGGTTTACCAGCATGGCTAAGAACAAACTCTAACAGAGGTACTGGCGGTGCAGACCCAACAGTAGCTGGTGGTGTTGTTAATGCAGCAGCTGGAGATGCAGTAGCTGGAAATAGACGAGCTTTCACAATTACTTTATTAAATGATGTAATTGAAAAAGTTTGGACACAAGGCGGAACTCCAAAAATGCTTATGGTTGGTCCTCATAACAAAACTGTTGTCTCTACATTTGTAGGAATTGCAGCCAATCGTTATGAAATTAACAAACCAGAAGCTGGCGTTATTATTGGTGCAGCAGACATTTATGTATCAGATTTCGGTACAGTAAATATCGTGGCTAATAGATTCCAAAGAGACAGAGACGCATTCGTGCTTGACCCTGAATTTTATGCAACAACTATACTTCGACCTATCGAAAGTATTGAGCTTGCTAAAACAGGTGATGCAGAGAAAAGAATGTTACTTGTTGAGTATGGTCTAAAAATTAAGAACGAAGCAGCTCTTGGAGTTGTTGCGGACTTAACAGACGCTTAAATCAGAATAGGTATGGGGAGGGTGTAAAAACCTTCCCCATAAGAACTGAATTATGACAAAAAAAAGACTTATAAGTTTTGACCACGAAACTAAAATTTTAAACAATTTTACTTTTGAAGAAGATACGACTGGTAATAATGACCATCATTTTGTTATATCAACAGAACAAGACGTAACAGCAATTATAAATGATAATAAAAATCAACTTAAAGAAACTGACAAACGTACTAAATGGAACGACTGGAACAAGGTCGCTTCTATCCCTATGGTGGTTTATTATGATTTAAAGGCAAAGGGTATTATTGATGACCCTGTTGCGATTAAGAAATGGTTGAATGACCCAGAGAATAAATATTTTAGAACTAGAGAGGGAAATGTTTAATGGCTATTACAAATTATGCACAACTTCAATCCTCTATAGCTAGTTGGCTTTTACGTTCAGATTTAACTGCTGTTATACCTGACTTTATAACATTAGCAGAAGCTCAGTTTAATAGAGAGATAAGAAATAGAAAGATGATTAAAAGAGCAACAGCTACTATTGATTCTCAGTATAGTGCTGTACCTTCTGATTGGTTACAAAATGTTGACCTTGTTATAGAAACAAATCCAATAACAACATTACAATTTGTTACTAGCGAACAGCTAGATAGATTGAGAGGTTCAACCTCTACCAATGGTAGCCCGTCAGTTTATACAGTTGTTGGACAAGAGTTAGAAGTTCTTCCTGTTCCAGCTGATAATTCTACATTAACTGGAGAATTAACATACTATGGAAAAATAGAAGTGTTGTCTGATACAAATACTACTAACTGGTTGCTTAATTCTTCACCTGATATTTACCTTTACGGAACTTTATTACAATCTGCACCCTACTTGGTGGAAGATGCTAGGGTAAATCTTTGGGCTGGTATTTACAGCAAATTAATAAACGACCTTAATATTGCCGATTCTAATGCAAGAATTGGAGATTCAACTTTAAGAATAAGAGCAACAGCATTACAATAGGAGATAATTATGAGCTTTTCAGATTACTTAGAAAATAAGATTTTAGCATATACCTTTAGTGGTACAGCCTTTACACCAGCTGCTACAAAGCATTTAGCTTTATACACAGTAGCACCAAATGATGCTGGTACTGGTGGAACTGAGGTATCAACCTCTGGTACTGGTTATGGAAGACAAACTGTAGCTTTTACTACTACTGGTTCTCAAGCGAGTAATACAGCAGCAGTAGAATTTGCAACAGCACAATCTAGTTGGGGAACTATTGTTGCAGTCGGAGTTCTTGATGCAGCTACAGGCGGTAACTTATATGCAGTAGGAACTTTATCTGTATCAAAACCAATTTCTACTGGTGATGTTTTTAGAGTGCCAGCTGGCGATTTAGATATTGATTTAACATAGGACAACAATGACAACTCGTAATTATAGTCAAGGTATATACAATACTAATGTCTACGGAGAGTGGGCTATAACAGATGCTTCTGTTACAATCACAGCTACATCTTCTTTTGGTTTTTTAGCTGTAAGACAGTACGGACTAAATGATTACGGAACTAATGTCTTTGGAGAATGGGCTATAACCGATAGTGGTGTTATTCAATCCACAGCAACATCATCATTAAGCCTAACAGCTGCTCAACCAGTAGATACATATAGTTCTGGTGAATATGGTTATGGTAATTATTCTGCTGGAACATATAGAGATGCTTCTGTTACTATTAATGCAGTTGCTTCCGTAAGTGCAGTTGGTGCTTACACAACAAATGTTGCAGTTACTATATCAGCAGTATCTAGCTCTAGCCTAATAGGTCAAGTAGTTACTGGAAATATTATACCTGTAGTGGGAGCTTCATCCTCTAGTGCTATTGCAAATGTTACATTTTCTGGAAATCCATTTCCTATTAATGGTGTTTCTTCTGTAACAGTTATACCAGAAAGAGTAGTATTTATAGATGTTAATAATATATCAGCAGCTTCATCAACCAACTTTAGTGCAAGATATAAATGGGAAGATGTTTCTGTTACACCGACAGACTGGACTAATGTTTATAGAGTAGCCGCATAATTTTTAATTTAAAAGGAGAAAAAAATGGCAGATACAACAACAACAAATTTAGGCTTAGTAAAGCCAGAGGTCGGTGCAAGCACCGACACTTGGGGTACTAAGTTAAACACAGGTCTTGATACTATAGATGCCCTATTTTCATCAAATGGTACTGGAACTTCAATAGGAGTTCAAGTTGGTAGTGGCAAGACACTTACAGTAGGAGGTAGCTTAATAGCCTCTGGTGCTGTTACCCTTAACAACGCAGCTATATCAGCTACTGGAGCAACTATTTCAAACTTAGGAACTGTAACAACTGTTGATATAAATGGTGGTACTATAGACGGAGTTGTTATAGGTGGAACATCAGCTAATGCTGTAACAGCAACCAATTTAACCTCTACAGGTACAGTTTCTTTTTCTGGAGCTACTGTTTCTAATGGTGGTTCTGTAACAACTGTTGATATAAATGGTGGTACTGTTGATGGAGCTATAGTAGGTGGAAGTGTTCCAGCTCCTGTTACTTCAACAATTTTAAAATCTACATCCTCTAGGGAAACAAAAACATCAGTTACCCAATCAACAGGAACATTAACTTTAGATTGTTCTACTGCAAATGTTTTTGAGTTTACTCCCTCTCAAAACATTACAACTCTAACTATTAACAACATACCCTCTAGTGGTAATGCTTACGCTATGGTTTTAAAGGTAGGAGGTTCTGCTTATACTATCGCATGGGCTTCGGCTATTAAATGGGCTGCCGACACAGCACCTACCTTATCAACTTCAAATTGTGATGTTTTTGTTTTACTGACAGTTGATGGTGGAACAACTTGGTTTGCCTTTACAGCTGGACAAGATTTATACTAGGAGATAATTAAATGAGCGTAGGAACAAAAGCCTTAATGGCAGCTAGTGGCGGTGGCGGTGCGGCTGGAGAAGTTTTACACCCTATCTTAACTGTAAGTGATAATTCTGGTTCAGACAAATATTATCTATCAGCAGTAGATACTGAAGGTAATATTTCATGGTCAAAAGAGATTGGTTACCCAACAGGAAGTAGTGCTAACCCATATTATTATTTCCCTACTAACGGCAGAGGTGATAATTGTTGGTGGTGTGAAGTAGGAAAAGTCTGGTGGGTTATGGCTGCAAGTAATGGTTATGTTTGGGGTATTGATGTAGAAACTGGGGATTGTAGTTTTTATTCAATATATACAACACTACCTACATTTACTTCTAATGCTTACGGACCTAGCTATGGTATTTCCGCTCCTGTTTATTTTAACAGTTCGGGTGGAACAGATACTTTAGGTTGGCTTCAACAACTTAATTATAATGGGAGTACATCAGGCAATAGATTTCAAGGTTATACTTTTACAAATGATAGAACAACAACACCTACAGTTTTTGGAGATTTTCAATCTGGTACTTTTGGTAATCAAGCTCTTTATAATGGTGGTCCTATGGTTAATTATGACTACAATTCAACAAGTGCATTTTATAATTGGAAAGAATATGCAACAGGAAAAGTTTATATTGCTTGGCAAGAAGGAAGTTCAAACTCCAGCTTCCAAGTTAAAATTCAATCAGCCTCTATAGACCAAGACACCCCTGTAAGTGTATCAAATATAAGCAATATTCTTGGACCAACTTCTAATTACTCAAGAGGAACGGCAGTTAGGATATGTTCAGGTTTATCAATGCAAAAATACTTTGATGAAAATTGGGCTTCTTGGAATGGCGAAACTTCTGCTGCCGCAGTTAGTGGTGATACAGGAGATTCAATGGGGATTACTTCTAGTAATGAGTCTTCACAAAAACCACCTAACCCAACAATAACTTCACCTTTTAATTTTCCAGCTATGATTCCTATTAATCAACAAGGAAATTTAACCTTTGATTATGAACAACAAGCTAGTGTTGTTTCAGACGGAGTAAAAGGTATGTGGGGATTTATTAGAAGTTACGCAACGGGTTATGGTTCAGTCGCATATAATCTTGGTTATGTTGAAACAGGAACTACTTGGAGTAGCGGTCAATCAATGAGTTATGAGTCAGGTGGAGATGGCACAGATTATTCAGATATTGTCTATAAAGCAACTGCTGGAATTTATATAGGAACACCTAGTTCTAGCTACGAACTTCCAAGTTTTTCTATGAGAAGAATTAATGATAATGGTTATGTTGGTTTATGGTGTCCAAATTATGCCGTAAGTAATTCAAGATACGAGTTTCGTGTTCTTGACGCAACCAACGGACAAGTAGGTTCTACAATAGATTTTGATTTTCCAGCAAATATTGCAAACAAACCTATTAAATTCACAACATTAAGAGAAGATGCTGTTTGGACTAAATTATATTCTGGTTCAAATGTTAGTTAATTAATTAAAACAAAGGAGAAAAAAAATGTCGCAAGTAAAAGAAAAGAGCAGAGGGGTTATAGACCAATATCCTTATTCTACTCAACAACTAAAACAGGATAACCCAAATACAAGTTTTCCTTCTGAAATAACTGAGGAGGTTTTACAATCTTATAATGTATATCCTGTTTCTGTAGAATCAAGACCAGAAATATCTGACGATAAAAAGTTAGAACTTGATGAAGCACCAACTTATAAAGATGGTGTTTGGAGCATAGGTTGGACTGTAAAAAGTAAAACAGAAGAAGAACTACAAGGGGATATTTACTCAAAAAGACGAGAGAGAGATGAAGCATTAAAATTAACAGATAGTTATGCTTTAACTGATAGAGAGCTTTCAGAAGAAATGGCTACTTACAGGCAAGACCTCAGAGATTTGCCAGAGCAAGAAGGTTTTCCTTATATTAATACGCCTAATAAACCAAGCGAATAGGAGTAGAAATGTTAGTATTATTAGTTATTATAACAAGTTTTGTTACACTATCATCTTTAGCTTGTTCTTTTGTACCTTTTAAGTATGTTCCAGAAAACTACAGAAAGGCTCTTAAATATTGTGCATTAAACTTTAATAATGTGCATTATAATTGCAAGCATAAGAAAGGATAATTTTTATGGCTGGTTTATCTGAACTAGAACAAGGAAAATTACTCGTAGCAGTCGAGTCTTTAGAAAAACAAGTTAATAGATTAAACGGAAGAATTGATTCTCTTGAAGGACAATTTAAGTCTGGTAGAGGAATAATTATAGGAATGTTTTTAACTGCTAGTGGAATATCCGCTGGTGTTGGTGCTGGTCTTGGAAAATGGTTTGGGTAACAACAATAAGCAGTTAGGAAGAGTCGGTGAATTAATGGTCTGTTTTGAGTTAGAAAAATTAGGTTATCATACTTCTTTAGTTGAAGCAGAAGGGTATGACATTATAGTTAATATCTTAAATAAACCTATAAGACTTCAAGTTAAATCTTCTGGAACTATAGATAAAACTTCTGCAAAAGGAAAAAAACCTCGTTATAATTTTTCTACTTGCGTAGGAAAAGCAAAACGAAAATTAACAAAAGAAGATACAGATATTGTGGCTTTAGCTTCGACTGATAAAAAAGCAATACTGTTTAGACCAGTTGAAGAAATAACAGGCTCTACAACTAAAGTAGCGGAATCTAATTTTAAAGATAACGCAATAACAAGATTATCTTTTGAAAGATGTCTAGGTTATATGGCGTTACCAAGTAAGGAAGATAGATTATGAGTTTGTTAGCAACTTCTCTTGTAGGAAATGTGTCTAAAATATTAGACAAGTTTGTTTCGGATAAAGATTTAAAGTCAAAACTTGAGTCTGATTTAATATCCTCTATTACTGAAATAGATAAAGCCCAAGCACAAATTAACCTACAAGATGCTAAAAGTTCAAGTTTATTTCAATCAATGTGGAGACCAACTCTTTGTTGGGTTTTAGTATTATCTTTTAGTTTACAGTATTTTTTCTCACCGATTCTTGCTATATTTGATATTGATATACCGCAAGCTGATATGTCTGTTATGATGCCTGTATTGTTCGGAGTTTTAGGATTAGGAACTCTTAGAACATACGAGCTTAAAGCTGGAGTTAAAAGATAATGCCTTATGTACCGATAAATTTACCAAGTGGTGTTTATAAAAACGGAACAGAAATGCAAGCTAAAGGGCGTTGGCTTGATTGTAATTTAGTTCGTTGGAATGAAGGTGCTATGCAACCCATAAGAGGATGGACACAGAGAGGTACTGCCACGACAATAGGCAAGGCTAGAGCTATCAGAACTTGGACTGACAACTCAAATAACAGACGTACAGCAGTAGGAACATCCTCAAGATTATATATTTATAACGAAATTGGAACACAATACGACATTACCCCAACTAACTTTACTGCTGGGTTTGATGATGCTTCTGCTGCGACAGGTTTTGGTAATTATATTTATGGAACAGCTAATTATGGAACACAAAGACCTGATAATGGTGTTTTAACTCCAGCTACAACATGGTCTTTAGATAATTGGGGTTCTTATTTAGTAGGCTGTTCAAATAGAGATGGCAGAGCTTATGAGTGGACTGGTACAGTAGGAACAGTAGCAGCTCCAATAGCAAATTGTCCTACGTCTAATCAAGGAATTGTAGTTACAGAAGAACGCTCTCTAATGCTTATTGGTGCTGGTGGTGATGGAAAAAAAGTACAATGGTCTGACTTAGAAGATAATACAGACTGGACACCTTCTGCTACTAATCAAACTGGTTCTTTTAATATTACTGGTGCTGGTGAGTTGTTAAATGGTATAAGGGTAAGAGGACAGATTCTTATACTATCTACTGTTGATGCTTATACAGCAACTTATGTTGGACTTCCTTTTGTTTATTCTTTTGATAGGGTTGGTTCAAATTGTGGAGCTACATCAACTAATGCAGCTGTTGCTACCGAGACATTTTGTGCTTGGTTTGGTAGAGGTGGATTTTTTATATATGATGGAGTTGTTAAACCTTTAAAATCAGATGTAAGTGATTATGTATTTAGCGATTTAAATAACTCTCAAAGGTCAAAAGTTTATGGTTTTAATAATTCAGCAAATTCTGAGATATGGTGGTTTTATCCTTCTGCGAATAGTAATGAGGTGGATAAGTATATTGCTTGGAATTACAAGGAAAATCATTGGATTGTTGGGGAATTAGCGAGAACTTGTGCTTCTGATAAAGGTACTTTTGATAACCCATTAATGGTTGGTGCTGACAATAAATTATATGAACATGAGACAGGTTATACTTACTCTGGAGAATCAACTGGTGTGTTTGCCGAATCAGCTCCGTACCAAATAGACCAACCAGAGGGTAGGTTAATGAATGTGTTGAGTGTTATTCCTGACGAAAAAACATTAGGAGATGTTACCGCTACTTTTAAAGTTAGAAACTATCCTACTGGTCCTGAGACAAGTTACGGAGCTTTTACTCTAGCTAACCCAACAGATGTTCGCTTTAAGGCAAGAGAAGTAAAATTTAGAATTGATACTGCTCGTAATACAGACTGGAGAGTTGGTATAATGCAAATGTTCGTAAAAGCTGGTGGAGAGAGAGGATAATGAAATTACCTACCGCATCACAAGAATATAGCTCAAACCTTCAACAACAGGCTAATTTTATTATAGAACAAGAAGATAGACGAAACTTTAAGAAAGATACGGATGTAAATATTAATGACGGAAGATTAATACTTAAAGCACCTAACGGAACTCGTTATAAGGTAACTGTAGATAACTCTGGCAACCTAGGAACAACAGCAATATGACAATAGAAACTTTTGATAAATATAGACAGGCAGTTCAAAAAGCATTAGACTATGGAAAGAATAGTCATACTGTTGATGATGTAAGAGAAAGTATAGCCAAAGGTGATATGTTTTTTCATAACTTTGGAAACTCCTTTATCGTAACAGAAGTTCATGTTTTCCCACAATACTATAATTTACATGGTTTTTTAGCTGGTGGTAAAACAGAAGAAATAAAACAAATAATGCCAATACTAGAACGCAAGGCAAAATCAGTTGGTTGTAAATATACAACTTTAACTGGTCGTAAAGGATGGCAAAGAGAATTTAAGGATGTTGGTTACACACCAACTTTCTTTACTTTAGATAAGGAGTTATAGAAATGGGAAAATCAAAATCAAGTGGAAGTTCAGAGTTAGACCCAGCAATCCGAGCTATGATGCAAGAAACCTTTGATGTCGGTAAAGGTACTATCATGGAAGAATATGATACTGGTCAAGTAAGTCAATATGGACAGCCTATTATGGGTCAAAGACTCAAAGAGTATCAAGAATATGGAGACCCTAGATTTGCTGCACCAGACTCCGCTACTGGTAGAGGGGAAGCTCTAGCTATTAATTACTTAACAAAAGACGGAAAACTAGAAGGGCAAAGACTCAATAATATTTATGACGATATGTATGCTAGTTCTAGTTATTCTCCGCTAGATGTTTCTGCTAGAGATGTGGCTTCAAGAGATGTAACTGCTGGATTAATTGACCCAGCTGCAAATATTAACGCTTATGATTTTTCTTCCAGAGATGTTGGTGGTGAAAGAGTAGCTGACCCTAACGATATATCAGCAAGAGAAATACTAGAAAGAAGTATAGACTTTGAAAGAGTTAATGCTGAAACATATAATCCAAATACACTTGCTGGAACAGATTTATCCCCTTATACAAATCAGTACAACCAACAAGTTAAAGATGTAACTTTAAACGACATAGTGACTCAAAGAGATAGGCAACTATCAGACCTTCAATCAAGAGCAGCTCAAGCTGGTGCTTTTGGTGGAACAAGACAAGCTGTTGAGGCTGGTTTAATAAACAATAATGCTATGGGTCAATATGCTAAACAAGCAGCATTACTTAATAAAGAAGGTTTTGATACAGCTAATCAATTAGCTATGCAAGACATAGGTTTATTAAATCAAGGAGGTTTAACAAACATACAAAATAGAATGACCGCTGGACAACTAAATCAATCAGCTGATTTAACTGCTGGTCAAGCTAACTTAAATGCAGCAATGGAAACTCAAAGATTAAACCAAGCTAGAGATTTATCATTAGGACAATTTAATACACAAATAATGCAAGACGCAGCTATGGCTAACCAATCAAATGAAAGAGCTATACAACTTGATAACGCAGCTAGAAATTTACAGATGCAAGGAATGTCGGCAGATGATGCTTACAGAGTAGCTCAATCTAATGTTGATAATACATTTAGACAACAATCAACTAATATTGCTAATACACTTCAAGCAGACCTAGCTAATCAAGGCTCAAGTCTGCAAGCAGACCTAGCTAATCAAGGAGCAGACTTAACATCTAGTCAAGCCAACGCACAGTTTGGTCTTGATGCTAATGCTCAAAATCAACAGGGCTTATTAAATTCTGCTAATTTAGCTGGTGGTGTTACAGATGCAAATATGGCTCGTTTTGGTGCTTTAACTGATGTAGGTGATAGAAGAACAGCTAGAACCCAACAAGAATTAGATTTTGATTATCAGCAGTTCTTAGAGGGTGAAGAATATCAAATGCAGTTAGCTCAATTCTTAGGTGGTTTATTAAGTGGATTCCCAACACCGCTCAAATCACAAAACAAATCAAGCACACTTTCATTTGGTTAAGGAGATTAAATAATGGCTATAGGTATGGATGATAGATTTAGAAGATTAACAAAAGACCTTGAGATGTTAAGGTTTGCTGACCAGCCAAATGGAAATGAGGTTGGAGTTCCAGTTACAAAGAAAGGTGTGCCAGCTTATACTCCAAATATTAACACAGATGTTGCTCCTAGTATTTTAAGAACTTTTGGTCGTAATGCTCCTGAGAACAAGGTAGGTAAAATTTTCGATAGGTATGGCGGAAAAATTGTTGACAATATTCTAGGAGATTCAACAGACCTAAGAATAAAAGAATTACAACTACAAAATGAATTTATAAATAGTCAAAACGCTCCTGAGACTTCTGTTTTAATTGATAAACAAGGTAATTTTTTAGGAAGTACAAGAGATATACGAACTATACTCAATGCACAAAATGACGAAGAAGTTGATGTACTTTCAGTAGCAGATTATAAAACACGACAAGCAAATGAAAATACTTTAAATATATTAGGTAGAGATGATATTGACCCCAGAGGTATTCAAGGTAAAGTTCAATCACTATTAGGTAGAAATTCTTTAAACAGAAATAATAAGATATTAAGTGAAAGATACCAGATAAACGATTTAGGTTATTTTATGCCTAAAATAGTTGAAAATGAACAAGGTGTAGAAGAAAAACAAACACCATCCTCTGGTTTTGATTTAGGTTTTGACTCAGACATAAGTTTAAAATACCTCTTTCAAGGCGATAATAAAATTTTTAACTCTAGTTTAAGAGATTATACTCAAGGTGGTAGAGCGAATTCAAATAAAGGAGAGCCTAATAAAAGGCGAATAGGTTTTCCTTCTGCTATTTCTCAATTTAGCCAAGAAAATTTTCTTGGCAAATTTATTCCAGATGCTTTAACTAATGATACCTATTCAAAATACAGAACATTTTTGCAAACTGGTTATAACGAATTAAAGGGTGCTTTAGCTAAAGATGTTGGAGAAAGGTCTCAAGTTGCTGGTCTTGATTTAGTTAAAGAAACTTTACCAGATTTAACAAACTCTATAGACTTTGGTGTTTCTAATGCAAAAATATTGTTACCAGCTTTATATAACGATTTTGAGAGTTTACATAAACAAATGGTAACAGCTAATAAACTTGGTAAAGCAAAACCTGAAAACTGGTCTGCTGCACAAACAGAAATATACGAAGCTCTACCAAAAGCTATAACATTAACTAAACTTATTTTGTCTCTAGCTAGAAAAGAAGGAATTGCTGTTGAAGAAGGTTTTGAGGTTGCACCCAATAAAAACCAAGAGGTAATATTAAGAGAGTTATTAGACAAAAGATTCGGTAATAGGTAAAAATGGTTCAGCTTACAGAGAAAGAAAAATACGCTATTGGGAGAGTTCTTGATGGAACTGCTCTTTATAATCAACCTACGCCAGATAATACAACTCCATTATATAGCGAAACTACAGGCGAATATACACCAATACAAAACAGAGGTGAGTTAATATCTAATATTAATGGTCTTTTAAATGACTCAGAAAAAGTAAACTACTTAAATAGTTTAGAAAATGGTCCTCAATTAGTTAGTAGGTTATTTGCTCAAAAAGATATATTAGATAAAAGACAAGGCTTTTCAGAAGAAGGCGGATTAGCAACTACATTAAGAGGTTTAGCTGGTGGTGCTGCTAGACAACCTTTAAGTGGTTTAGGCATACCTGATTTAACTGACTCATTATTGGGTCTCGTTCCTTATATTGGAAACACATTTAACACAGCAGTTAGCCAAGCTACTGATGAGGGTTATCAAGCACAGGCTGATGAAATAAAAAAAACAGATAAAGCATACAGACAAGCTCTATCAAGTGCTAGTAGAGAAGATGCTAATTCAATCAGAAATAGAGCTAGTTTTTTTGGTCTAGGTAATTCTAGGAATGACGCTATAGCAAATAGATTTAATATAAACAGAGAAGATTTTGGAAGAACTGAAATAGACCCAGAAGTTGCGCTAGCAGCAGAGCCAGAACGCTCTGGTTTTAAAGGAGCTTATCCTCAAGATAGACCTTTGTTTGGAGCGGCAAGGGCTGATGAAGCTCTTGGTAACTTTACTTTAGGTGGCGACAAGCCTGTATTTGGTTTTGGCGGTAGAGAAAATATTCCGCCAGAGTATAAAACTCAAGCAACCTCTGGTGATGTTGCTGGAAGTTTTGCTGGAGCTGGAGGTACTCTAAGAAGTATTTTATCTACACTTCCAAAATTTAAAAGTATAAATCCTGTTGATGTTTCTACTGGTGTGCCTTTAACAAATACTGGAAGGATAGCTCAAGGTCAAATGCAAAATGCAAAGTATACTTCAGCCAATAACTCTGGTCAATTTGATGATTTATTAAAGTTTGAATTACAAAGACCAAAAGCATCTACGGCATTAGATATGACTGCTGGAGGTGCTGCTGGAGGTTCTGAATATGTAAGTGATATTCTTGATATACCAGAAGAATATAGACCATTAGTTCAAATATCCGCTGCTCTTGGAGTTGCTTCCTTATCACTTCCAGCCACAGACCTTGCTGTTTCTGCATATAATAAAGCAAGTAATTTACCAAGACAGGGAGTAAATCTTCTTGGTTCAAAGGCTGGAGAATTAGGAGAAAAATTTTTTACAACAAGAACAAATATTATTGATGCTGGAATAGATAAGGTAAAAAAAAGTGCAAGTGTTTTAAAAGAAGCTCTTAAACGAAGCCCAGCTGGCTCTGGGATGAAAGAAGAAGATTGGATAAAAGGTCCTTTAGCTAGAAGTTTAAGACAATATGCTAATAGAAATAACATGAATTATGAGGAGGTTTTAACAACCGCAAGAGCTGCTGCTGATGAGCAAATTAAATTTATGGATGATTTACAAGTTAAATTAAACAAAGGCGAGATTGATGAAGCTACCTATAACTCTGAAATAGCAAAAGCAAATTCTTTATTTCCAGCTCAAATATTTGGTAAAACTGATTTTGGAGATTTTTTACAAACATGGACAATTCAAAGAAACGCATTAAGTGGTAAAGATAATCCAGCTATAAATGATTTTAAAGGAATTGTTAGTGCTAAACTAGAAGAACAGTTTAAAAATTTTTCAAAACAGTTTGACGATTTAAAAGCAAAAGGTGTTGATGGAGAAGATATACCATTTTTTCTTCAAAAAGATTTAACTACCTTTAGTGATGATATAGTAAAAGAAATAGAGAATAACATAAACACTTATTATAATACTTTAATAAACAAAGAAGGCACTCCTTTAACCACAGTTGAGCTTTCTCGGTTATTATCACAAAGAGCTGACGAAATATCTTCAACTATAAGAACTAAAAAAAATGAGCTTTACCAAAACCTTGAGCCTACTTCTTCTGTTATTTCTTCTTTTGACAATGCTCTTGAGGCAATAAAAATTATTCCCTTTAATGCAACTGGTCAAAAAGTTGCTAATAGTACAATTAATGTTATTAAAAATGCTGATAAAATTAGCAAAAGAATTGCATCAAATAATGAAAAAATTAATAACCCAAAAACATCCGCAAAGATAAAAAATGATTTAACAAACGAAAACAAACTTTTACAAGAAAAACTTCCAACTGAGCAACAAATAAGAAATTTAGCCTCAGAGCTTCAAGACGAAGCTGGACAACTTTCTAGGAGTGGTAAGGGCAATGCTAGTAATAATGTTACAAATTTAGCAAAAGCATTAGATGATGATTTACTACCTCTTGCTAGTCAAGAAAGAGTTAATGCTGATATTGGAAATATTTTATTTAAAAATATTGAAGATGGTATTATAGGCACAATAACATCTTTAAATAGAAGTGGAAGATTAGACATAAAACCAGAGGTAGCTATCAAAAAATTTGGAGGAGAAAGTAAGGAGCTTGAAACTACAGTTGCCGCTCAAGAACTTCTAACAGGAGCTAAAGCAGCAGAAGATTTAGTTAATCCAAATGTTAATTCAATAAATGTAACACCAGCAAGAGGCGGAGAGCCTTTAGTTTTAAACACTAAAAATTTAAGCAACAATACAAAAATACAAACTATAGACAAAAGAACTGTTGAAAATAATCAGTTAAATTTAAGTCAAACTGAAAAATTAACAGAAAGCATTATATCTAAACTTTATATTGAAAAAGATATTTATAACCCACAAAGCATTAATGCCTTTATAAAAGAAAATGAAGTTCTTTTAAATCAACTTCCAAATCTTAAAGATAACTTAATAAATTTATCTAAACAAAGCACAAAAGTTATTCAGGAAAGATTAAGTAGCCCAAAGAATACTTTTGGTCTTAAAGGAGATAAAATTGAAACAAGCGTAGATACTAATGGAAAAGTAACTATTAGACTTCAAGATGGACCAGATGATAAACTTGTAAATATTTTATTAAATAGTGATGACCCAGCAATGACTCTTTTGCAATTTATTAAAAAAGATACACCAGCTGGAGTTAGTAAAGAATCAGAGTTAATAAATTTTGTTAATGCAGTAAGAGGAAAGTCTGGTAAATCATCAACAGAATTAGAAAATACTTTTATAGATATAATAAAAACAGAAGCTGGTTTAGTTAAAGATATTAATACTGGTAATTTTATATATTCACCAAAAACAAGTGATTATAAAAAAATTAGTGAATTACTAAACACTAAGGTTGGTTCTGGAACTCTTGATGATTTCATTAAAAAGAATGAAATATTTACTTCAGAAGGCGGTGTTAATAAATACAATAAAATAAAAGACAGTTTAGAAAATGTAACAAACACCTACAATATTGAAACTTTATTAGGAAAAACTTATAACGATATAGCTACTGGAGTAGTAAATGGAACTGCTGATTTGTTCGCAAGAGTTCTTGGTGCTAACTTATCAACTTTTATTTCAAGCGGTAGGGGTGCGCCTTTAGTTATAGCCCATCAAGTCAATAAGAGAGCTGCTGCTACATTAAATAGATTTGTTAATAATCAAGAATACAATCAAATAGTAAATCAAACTCTTACAAACCCAGAATATGCTAGGAAAGTTGTAACAATCTTACATGATAAAAGAATGTTTACTGGCTCAAGAAATATTCCAATTTACATTAGAGAAAATGCCAAACAAATACAAATTGCTCTTAGTGCAATGGGTGTAAATGTTCAAGAAGATATTATTTTTGAGGCTTTAGAAGAAGGTATAGCAAATGGAGATTTAAGGGCATTAGATAAAACAGAAGAACAAGTATTGAAACAAATGTTTAAAAGGAGTAAATAATGATTAAAATTATTTTAAGTGTTATCCCAGTATTATTCGTAGTAGGTTGTGCGTCTGGTCATGTAAATGTATCAACACAAACACCTAGCAATACTGACTTAACCATTACAATAGAATCAAAACAAAACAAGGACTAATATGTTTGGTAATAAAAAAAGGAAAAGTTATTTTAATCTCCAAAGCCCTATTGATGTTTTAAGTAATAAGGTTTCAGAGATAGGAGAGAGAATTACAACAAATCCTTTGGATAAAATTATGTCTGGAAACATTCAAGGTGTACCCTTAAATGATGATTTAACTGCTTTAAATAAATTTAGAGCAAAAACTGGAAAATTTAATAATAGTATGTTTGGTCAAGTTCTTGGAATAGATGATGCGACAAGGCTAAAGGTATTAAATGATGAAGCTCAAAAATTATCTACGCAAAAACAATTAAATGCTTTAATGTTTGACTTAAGTGAACAAAATAAAAATTTAGGCAGAACACCTATTAAGCCTTTTGAATATACTAGACCAATTAATTTAGATGGTGGCTCTTATACAGATATGCTACCTAACGATAATGTTGCTGGTTCACCTTTAGTTGTAGCTTCCGAAGCTAATAATGAAACAGACCAAGAATTTATAAATAGAGTTTCGCAAGTTAGACAACCAAACAATGCAGAGCAAAATACTACAGAGCAACAAGTTAATGAAGATGATGAAAAAGGTAATAATCTTTTAAAAGACATTAAAGATAAAAGAAAAAAATTATTTCAGTTCCTCTTTTAATAGTTAATTAAAAAAATCACCAAACAATAAATAAATAATAATATCTTTAAGCATTAAGTTTTTTACCATCATCTGTATTTAATAGGTAGTCATAATGATTCATATCTACATTATAAATCTCAACTGCCTTTAAGCAATCATTTAACTCCATGTCTTGTCCAGCCGTTCTTTCTTTGTTGGCTTGTAAATCCATGATGCGTTCTTGTCTCTGACTGATAAGGTGATTAAGGGCATACTTAATAAGGGCGTAAGCTAGTGGTTCTAATTTCATCTTCTTTCCTCCAAATGAAACACTAGCCTACTTTGATTCTAAAAATAGTCTATAGCCCTTTTTACATTAGTTGTTGATAAGCTGTTTATAACTCCAAAAAATATTTCTGATTCAAAAATAATTTTGCACAATTTTCGAATCATGTTTTTATCTGAATCGGAAAGAAGGCAATCACAAATATTAAACTGCCAATTTCCCCTGTCTAATAAAGGAGATATTGATGAAGATAAAATACCCAAGCGTAATAGAAGAAATGACTAATGCTGAATATCACTCTGGAGCTGGTGATGAAGCTATTGGTTCTTCAAGTTTAAAAACACTAGCTACAAAGACTCCTAATCATTTTAAAAACAAGAAGCCTCAAGAAAGTAAACCTTACTTTGACAAGGGTACTGCTTGCCATACAGCAATACTAGAGCCGAACCTATTTAAAAAGAACGTAATAAGAGGTGGTAAAGATAGAAGGCAAAAGGAATATAAAGAAGCTATGGAAAGTAAAACTTCCGAACAAGTAGTATTGCCTGATAGTGATTATGAGGATGTATTAAGAATAAAAGATGCAGTCTCAAACAGCCCTCAAGTTAATAAATTATTGTATCATCAAGATGCAAGGTCTGAGGTATCAGCTTTTTGTATTGATAAAGAAACAGGCATTAAGTTGAAGTGCCGACCAGATAAAGTTAGACCATCAAAGAAAGACCCAAGTATGGATATTATCATAGATTTAAAGACAACTGTTGATGCTTCAAGAGAAGGTTTTGAAAGAGCTTGTGGTAATTTTGGTTATCATATTCAAGAGGCGTTTTACAGGAGGTGCTGGGAACAGGCAACAAATAGAAAGGTTGCTAAGTTCTATTTCTTAGCTGTAGAAAAAGAGCCACCTTATGCTTTTAGCATATTTGAACTAGGTGATATGTCTATAATAGAAGGTGATGCTGTTGTTGAAAAAGCGTTACAAACTTATAGCGAATGTCAAAAGACTGGTATCTTTCCTAGTTACGATACTGAAATACAGAAGATAGAGATACCACCATATTTTATAAAATTAACAGAGCCTACTATATTCTAGGTTAAATTAAACAAGGTTAGTGATATAGGCTAATCTTTTCTTAAAGGAGATAAAAATGTCGTTTGGATTTAAAGAAGAACAAAGAGAGAGTAATGGAGAAGTTTGGGATAGACTAAAGTTTAATGCAAAAACTGGTGTATATACCTCAACAATCTTTAACAAAGAAGAAGGTCAAAAAGAAAGCAATGAAGTTAATCCTGACTTTAAATGTTATGTAGATTTTGCAAAAACATTGAAGGTTGGATGGGCTGATTTTAGTTTAGAGACTCCATCTGTTGCTACAACAGGTTATGGCGAATCGGTACTAGATAGACCAACACCAGAACATAAAGAATATGTAAGTTTCAACCTATATAATAAGGAATTAGGTATGGTAAATTTCGGCTCTAGCTCAAAAGCAGTATTAATTGAGTTAGGAGGTTTGCACGATTCTTATCTTTCTTTAGAAAAAGAAAAAGGAGATTTAATACCAGTAGTTCATTTTGACGGAACTAAAGAAATTAAGTTTGGCAAAGCTAATAAAATACAAGTGCCTAACGTATCTATTGTTGATTGGAGAGAAAGACCAGCAACAATGTTAGGTCAAGTAGAACAAGTTGAGGAGAAAAAGCCAGAGCCTGTAAAAGCACCAGAGCCTGACTTTGATGACGACCTCGACTTCTAAGTAACTAAAGCCATACTGGTTGGTTTTAGTTAGAGTAAGGTGTTGTTAGCTTAGATTCTAACTCTCCCCACACCTTACTCACCCCAACCCTGTATGAGAAAAAAAAAGAGTTACTGGAAAGAGATTTGCGTTAATTTATTTGTTTTTATTTACATAGCTTTTGGAAACTATGTATTTGAACTTGACCATGACTATGTTGTTGTAAGGAAAAACTTAAATGCAGAAATTAGTATCGAATAATAATAGGGCTGAACATGATTATTACCCTACACCTAAGAGTTGTGTTGAAGCTCTTTATAACAGAGAATTTTTCTCTGGGTCAGTCTGGGAATGTGCAGCTGGCAGAGGAGATATTTCTAATGTGTTCTTAGATAAAGGACATGAGGTTTTATCAACTGATTTAATAGATAGAGGGCATGACAATATAACTGGTGGTGTAGACTTTCTAAAGACTAAGTATACTAAGGATATGCCACACAATATAGTAACAAACCCACCTTTTAATTTAGCCTTTGAGTTTGTTAAACACGCCTTTGAGATGTCTTTATTATCAGAGGGTAAAGTTGCTATGTTTCTTAGACTGGCTTTCTTAGAGAGTAAAAAGCGAAGACCTTTCTTTTTAGAAAACAAACCATCAAAAGTTTATGTCTTTTCAGAAAGACAAACCTTATGGAAGAATGGCGAGGATGTTCCTAAAGGTAGAAGCGGAACTACTCCCTATGCTTGGTTTGTTTGGAATGGTAAGAACAGGAAAGATAAAACTGTACTGGAATGGATATAATGAAGTTTGAACACTATTTAATGCTAATTACACTAGGTCTATTTGGCTATGTGTTATTTGCTAGACTAATGATTTTAATACTAACTGGGAAAGATATTAATGGATAAAAGATATATTGAAGCAATTAAGGTTGTTGCAAGTGAAGTCTTTGGTGAGATAAAAATTACTACAGACTCTGAATTAAGATTTGGAACTAAGTATTCTAAAGCGGTTAATTTAACTAATGCTACTTGGTTTGATTTTGAAGCTAATGAGGGCGGTGGTTTAATAGACCTAATACAAAAACATAAAAGTTTATCTGGTAGAGAATTATCAGACTATCTTTATAATGAGTTTGGGATAGGTGAAAGAAACATAGACACTAAAGCAGCAAAGCCACCACCTCAAGGCTCAAAAATAGTTAATGAGTATAATTATGTTAATGAGAATGGAGAGGTTACATACCAAGTTTTAAGATTTGAACCTAAGACATTCAAGCAACGTCATTTTAAGGATGGCAAGACTGTATGGGGTTTAAAAGACATAGAGCCATTGCCTTATAACTTACCTAAGATATTAGAAGATAAAGACAAGACTATATTTATAGTTGAGGGTGAGAAAGATGCTGACCGACTTGTCTCTCTTGGATTTTTAGCTACAACTAACTCTGGTGGTAGCAAGAATTGGAAGCCTTCTCTTAATAAATACTTCAAAGATAGAAGGGTAATTTTAATCTCAGACAACGATTCTGCTGGGTACTTACATACCCAAGCTATCTCAAATCATCTTCTAAGCGAAGCTGAGAGCCTTCATTTCTTGTCATTAGAAGGAAAAGTTGCAGATAAGGGTGATATATCAGATTTTATTGATGCTGGTGGTGATATTGAGGAGCTTATACTTAACGCTACATTAGTAGAAAATTTAAGCCAAGATGTAGTTGAGAATGTTTTTCCTACTATGGGAATTAATGACTTGATGGGATTAAAAAGCCAAACCTATCTAATTGAAAATCTTATACCAGAAGGCGGACTTTCAGTAATTTATGGTCAGCCAGCCTCATTCAAAAGTTTTGTAGCAATAGATATGTGCCTATCTATTTCCTCTAGTATTGATTGGCAAGGGTATGATACTGGAGCTGGTAAAACTTTATTTATAGCAGCAGAGGGTGTTGGTGGTTTAAAGAAAAGAATACAGGCATGGCTTGCAAAACATAAGGACATAACAAAGACTCCTGACTTTCATGTTCTGGCTACAACTGTAGATTTTTTAGACCCAGAGCAGTTAGATAAATTAATAAATACAATTCATAATATTGGTAAGGATTTTAAACTTATAGTAATTGATACTATTGCCAGAACATTATCGAACTCTGGCTCTGATGAAAATTCTGCAAGCGATATGGGAATGTTTTTATCAGCCTGTGATACTGTAAGAGAACAAACTAAATCAGCTATACTAGCTATTCACCATAGCGGTAAAAATGAAGCGTCTGGACTGAGAGGTAGTTCAGCTTTATTAGGTGGTGTTGATACCTCAATTAACTGTTCTCACTCTGGTACTGTAAATCTATCAGTACAGAAACAAAAAGATACAGAGCAGTTAGAAATGATTAGTTTAGAAATAGAAAAGAGACAGTTGTTTTCTGATACCTCAGTTACTTTGCAGAAGCTAACCTTTGAAACTGGTAACAAGCCTATATATGAGCCAGCTCTAGGAGCGAATCAGAAATTAGTCTATGATATTATAAAAAATTCTTTAGAGGAGAATGGTAAAACTAAATGGATAAACTCTGATGTTGGTGAGCAAACCTTTATAACAATGAGTCATTTAGAATTTAAAAGTTTTGCTCAGTTTCCTGATAAAGATTTAAGGCGTAAACAGCAAAAATTATCTAGGACAATACTGTCCTTACAAAACAAAGAGTTAGTTGGTATATGGGATGAAAAGATATGGTTAATAAAATGACTAATAAAGAAGATGAAAAAAGAGCAGAGCTATCTCAAGTTTATATTAATAAGTTAGATATTATAGCTTCTAGTATGGAAAGCGTTTGGTTTAGTAAGGAGGCATTGCTAGACTTAGTTAGCCCAGAGCTGCAAAATAAATTTAGAAGTGCTGAGAAGAAACTAAACATAGCTATTGTTACACACAAAGAACCAGAAGAAATTGCTAAGTGGTGTAAGAATATTGAGAAAGGTTGGTTGGCTTTAGATAAAGAAGCTAGAGAGTCTGGTCATCAACCACCTAAAGGTGAATATTGGGTTGCTGAATCTAAAAGCAAAACAAAATTTATTATTGTAAAAGATAAAGCCAATAAGAGAATGATATTAAATAAAGAAGAAGTTAGAGATAAACCTATTTATGATTTAGGTGAGCTAGGTGAAATTCTTGATACTCTCTTTGGCATCAATGAAGTTAAAAAAGTATTCAAGGAAGCTCATGTTACTAAGTTTGAAAATGCTGAACCTTGGGATGATAGGATTCCGTTTTAGTCATGGCAAAACAAATTAATTTTAGACATAATGAAAAAACAAAAGTAAAACGTAGGAGAAAGAAACGACCCTTAAATCATAGGAAGAAATTAGGGAAGAAAAGTTCTTTTAGAAAAAATGTTGTGCATAAAGTGTAGTTCAAAAAGAAGTAAGGTTGTTGAGTCTAGAAGGACATCCGACTCTATTCGTAGAAGAAGGGAATGTTTAGACTGTAACGAGAGATTTACAACTTTTGAATCTGTTTTGAAGGAAAACAAACCCCATAGAGAGCCTATGATAAAGATTCGAAGGCGTTCAAAGGGCAAAGTATACGAGAACAAAGATTCGTTTCTAGTGTTAGAAGAAGACGATACAGAAGGGTACATTGATGGTTACCTTAGAAATAAAGGGATTAAGTATGATTAAGTTATTTTTAACTACTAAAGCTAGGAAAGAGAAAGTTTTAAAGAACGAAGCTCTGGAAGAAAATAAGTTTTTAAAGAGAAAGCTAAATGCTTATCAAGAATTTGTGTTTTCTTTAGCTGAAAGTGAAAGACCTATTGGACATATAGGAAGGCTATCTAGTCGAATCCGATTGGATAGAATAATACTACGAGCAAGGAGATTTAAAGATGAAGGACAACAAGAAAAAGGAAGATGGCTTTAACGAAGATGTTATAGAGATTTCAGATTACCAAAATGTCGAAGCTATTGATAGCCTAGAAAACGAAGGTTATATTAGTTTGGAATTGGATGATGAAATAAAGGAAAAGATGGGTATAGATTTAACAGATGAAGATATAAAAAAGATGGCTGATTCTTTGGTTAATAGTTTATTCGGAAATCCAGATGACGAAACAAATTAAAGACTATCCAACAGTTAGTATTAACAAGGAGTATATGTTGATAACTCGTAATGGCGTTGGGGAAAAGATTGAGTTAAGCACAAGGCAACTTATAAGATTAAATAGAGAGATTGCAAATGTCTTATGGGAAAGGAAAGAATAGTGTATAATAGACACACCATGACTGATGAAATTAAAATTGAAGAAACTGATTACATTGATGTAGTTGTTGAGACTTGTTCCAGAATAATTTGTTATGAATACAATAATGAACTTTGTACTTGCCAAGCACCCTCAGATTGTCATGGTCATGCTGATTTTATTAAGTCTGCAAAAGGATGTATTGGTGCTGTATCAGCCTTCTCAGTAAACCTATTTGATACACAATATATAGATAAATCAGAGTTAAATTAATGGCAAAGGATTCAAGGTTAGAAAGAGCTGGAGTTAGTGGTTTCAATAAACCTAAACGGACTCCAAACCACAAAACTAAATCACACATTGTTGTAGCTAAAGAAGGTGATACAATAAAAACAATTAGATTCGGTCAACAAGGTAAGACTGGTGATAAGACTATGACAAAAAGAGCTAAATCATTTAAAGCAAGACACGCCAAGAATATTAAGAAGGGCAAAATGTCCGCAGCATTTTGGTCTAACAAGGTCAAATGGTAGGAGGAAATTATGAAAGGTGTAAATCATTATCTTAAAGACGGAACTAAGTGGAGTAAGAGTATGCACAAAATGCCTAATGGTCAGTTACATAGTGGCAAGACACATGGCAAGACAAGCAAAAGATTATTTCATTATTCAGAACTATCAGATAAAGCTAAAAAAGAATCCAGAAAAAGGAGTAAATAATGCCTAATTATAATTATGGTAAAATGAAAACTACCACTACTAAGAAAAAAACTACGAAGAAAAAAGATAAAAAGAAAAAAGATAAGAAAAAGAAAAAATGACTGAACCAACATCTAATCCATTTGTAGAGTTTTTAAAGAAATACAAAGGTAATCCTGTTTTGTTTTGCCAGAACGTCTTAGGCGTTGAACCTGACGAATGGCAAAAAGAATTGATGCAAGCTATCGCTGATGGTGAAAGAAAAATATCAGTACGTTCAGCTCATGGAGTCGGTAAATCTTCCGTAGCTTCGTGGATAATGTTACATACCTTGCTAACCAATTATGACTGTAAGGTTATTGTTACTGCTCCAACCAGCTCCCAACTTTTTGATGCTCTCTTTGCAGAGCTATCACGTTGGATAAAAGAAATGCCACAGAGCTTACAAGATTTGGTTGATGTTAAATCAGATAGGGTTGTCTTAAAGGCTAGACCTAATGAAGTCTTTATATCAGCCAGAACTTCCAGAAAAGAGACCCCAGAGGCTCTTGCTGGGATTCATTCAAATGGTAAGGTTATGTTAGTTGTTGATGAAGCGTCTGGAGTTCCAGAGGAGGTCTTTGAAAGCGCAGCTGGCAGTATGTCTGGCGATAATGTGCATACTATCTTACTAGGAAATCCAACTAGAAATTCTGGGTTGTTTTTTGACACTCATCACAGACTGTCTGGCTCGTGGAAAACCTTTCATATATCAGCCTTCGATAGCCCAAGAGTCTCTAAAGAATTTATTGAAGAAATGGCTATGCGATATGGTGAAGATAGCCCAGCATATAAAGTTAGAGTTAAAGGTGAGTTTGCAGAGGAAGCGGATGATGGAGTTATATCTATAGGGCTTGTTAGTTCAGCTATCAATAGAGATGTTCCAATAGATAATACTCAAGATACTTACTGGGCTTTAGACGTTGCAAGACATGGTGATGATAGTTCAGTTTTAGTTAAGCGTAGAGGTAATGTTATCTTTGATATAAAAACATTTAAGAAGCTAAACTTAATGGAATTAACTGGGCGTATAAATGCTGAGAATGATAGTACAGAGCCACACTTACGCCCTGTTGAAATTTATGTCGATAGCATAGGAATGGGCTGGGGAGTCATAGATGCTCTCAACGGGGTAGCTAGAATCAGCGCAGTAGGAATTAATGTTGCTGAGACTGCTAGTATGTCTGGAACGTATATGAATCTTAGAGCTGAGTTATGGTTTAAATTTAAAGCGTTCTTAGAGGAGGGCTTATGTAAGATTCCAAACCATGAAGGAATGATAGCTGACCTTGTATCTCCTAAGTATAAATTTACTGCTGGAGGAAAGATACAACTTGAGAGTAAGGAACAAATTAAAAAGAGATTAGGTCGGTCTCCAGATGTTGGTGATGCTTTGGTTCTACTTATGGCTGGTGATTTAATAGCTGTAAAAAAGAGTTCTGGTTGGCAAAGAAACTGGAAAGAACCTTTAACTCGTGCCATAAAAGGTGTAGTATAAAGAAAAAATATTTTCCTAGTTAATGCTTAATCTCTATCATCTTCTTTCCCAAGAGATTTTGTTTTTAACTAGGTTTTTTTTCGACAAAAAAATAAGGACAACTTGCGTTGCCCTTATCCTAACTAAAATGATATTAACACTATGAAATATTAACTCTTTAAATCTAGTTTATGTTATCCTTTGAGTCAACATTATTATCTGAATCTATTTTTAATTTTATAGCTGATAGAATTATCGACTGTAACACCAGTAATGATTTCTTTTCTGGGAACGTAAGCATCATAGATTTAAACAAGTTATCTAGGGAATACGTTATAAATAATTGAGCCTCGGCTTCACCCATAGCTTCGTACTTTTCGTCTAATGCCATCCAATCTTTTTGTATTTCTTCTTGTAGTTTATCCGTCATTTATCCATCCTCTTTTTTAATCGTGTTGTTAGCTTGTTAATAACTTTTTTAGTATCGTTACTATACTCAGAGCCAGAAGGTGATACCATCTTCCTCTGCTCTCTTTTAAAGTATTCTAATAACACCAAAGCATCATCATCTCTTAGGCTTAAATTAACTGCCATGAAACCAACCCTCTCTATCGGCTCTATCGTCTATCTCTTTAACCCTTCTATCTTCTTCTTCTAAACTTTCTTGATTGCTGCTCCTAGATTTTAAATCTGACCAATATTTATTCCAATTAAATCCACCGCCAGAATGTTTCTTATATAACCTTCTCTCTATCTCGTGAAACTTCTCCATCTTAAACCTCTTGCTTAATAGTTAAACTTTCTTCGTAGTTCTTTATAGCTTCTTCATCCATAATTAATCTAGCTATAGTGTTATGACTGGCTGGTGTTAAATCCTCTCCAAACCTCTCGATACACTCAGATTGAATACGTCTTGATGAAACCTTTTCTCTCATGCTGTAGATAAATTTAAAGACTTCATCTCTCCAGACTTCCTTAACAATGGTTGATGATTTACCTTCACCAACTTTCTTATATCCCCAGTTAGGTTTACCGCCTATATAACCCTTGGTCTTTTCGTCTAAGTGATACAAGCCACGCTTTGAATCCTTCCCTCTCCTGACGTTCTTTTTAATCTGGCTTGCCATGTACTCAGAAAAAACAGCAGTCATTGATACCTCTAGTTTCTTCTGCGCATTAACCCCTAAAGTAATGTTACCAGTATTAGCACAAAAGATATTTATACCCTTAGTTTTACAGTCGTATAAAAAACTTTCTAAGATTCTGTTATCCCTTGCCAACCTATCAACACTAGAAATAAAAATACAATCTCCTTCGTCTAGTGTGTTTAGGTTCTTGCCTTGCGGTCTATCCTTAAACTCCGTTAATCCAGATACACCTATGTCCGAAATATCCTCAGTAATTCTTAGCCCTTCTGGTAGCTCCTCTTTGTCCTGTAAAACTAACAACGTATGGTTATTAATCTCCTGTTGAGTCTTAGGGCTTTGGTTGTCTGCTTGTGACTCACTACTCACCCTTATATAACTAATTAATCTCATTGTTCTGCTCCTTCTCTCGCTTCCATTCTAACTTGAGCTGGTCTATCCATTTTTGATAGCCAGATAACTTACCTTGATATAAATATTTTAAACGCATGATTCCCTCTGGTCATTGTATAATTCACTTCCATTAATTTTAGCAATACTAGGGTCAACTAAAAATATCTCATGCTCGTTCCTATCATTGCAATAATAAAAATTATCATCACCAGATATAGTTGCTTCACATATTTCAACATTAGGGTTTTTTAAATGAAGCTCTCTTAATATAAGAGGGTTACTCCATCTACTAGCAAAAAACTTAGCGACATTTTTATTAACTGTCCATGAATGACCATGACTATAAGAATCATCATGGTCAATCTCTGCTCTCCAAATTGTAATTGATTCCGAGGCTTTTAATTTAATATATTCAGAGCATTTATCAAGACTTTGTACTTGTGATTTATACAGTTTTGAAAATCTATCAATATCAATTTTATGTATCTTACAATACTCAACAAATAATCTATGCCCACCAAACTCCGCATCACTATGCAAGTTCCAAAGTTTATTTAAAAATTTTGTTTGTTCTTTAAAATTATCCCTTTCCATAAACTTATAAATTATATCTGTTTTATCTATTTTGTTTTTACTCATAATTCAGTCTCCATCATTTTAGTTTTTGTAGCTTCCAATAATCTATCAAAAGCATTTGCTTCTATTTCTCCAGAATGATTTATTAAATTGCCCTTGTTTAGTAGAGACAAGAGCAATAATAAATCGCTTTTATTCACAATAGTTTTGTTGCAGTTCATGTTGAATCTCCTTTCCTATAACTAAGGATAATTGATTCGTGTTCACTTGTCCAAACCTATTGACCAATGTTATTCTTCTCCTATTAATTTTGCATCTTGTGTAAAATAATCTCGGTGAAGAATATCTTGATTGTATTTTTCAGGATAATCTGTGCCACCATAATTCTCTACTAAGGTATATGCTTTTTGTTCTGCATCTTGTTTATTATCTGCATCAACTTCTATTGATAACCCTTCTTCAAAATTAATTGCTACTCTATATTTAGCCATTATTTTACCCCCTCAATTAACATAGTTTTTTCAGCATCATCCTTGCCATGAACTAACTCCCAGATAATTTCTTCTAGGTGTTCTGGCTCGTTTAGTGTTGAAAATAATTTATTAAAATCTTCCTTATCTTCAAAATGGTTAATGCCAAGAGAATTGCTATAAGAAAAACCATCAAGCCTTAACTTGTCATCACCCTGATAATCAACTTGAAAGGCTGGTTCTTTATCAACCAAAACCCAGCAAGTAAACCCCTCAGTAAAACCATCTCTAACATCATGTAAGTTGACGTTATTAACTGTTACCTCGATAGGGTCTTTTCCTTTGTAGCTATAGCTTTTATATGTATTCATTTATACATCCTCCCTAATTATTTTTATATCTCCACAATCTAAATCACTCGGTACATTGTTTAAATCAAGTTCACCTGACTCAATTAAATGAGTTAAATATCTAATGACATTTATATCTTCGTCAAATTTATCTACATTGCAGTATTTTTTGTTAAAATAATCATCATTTTTATACTTAGCTATAGCTTCACTATCAAAATAACGCTCACTTATTTGTACTGTTATTATTACTTCTTTAATTTTACTCATAGTATTTTCACCTTTTTAGTTAGACTTAATTGTCTAGGACTAGGGGAAATAAATCCCCTAGTTTCTGGATTAACCTTCATCAACTAGACTGTAGACTGTATATTGTCCTTCATGTTCAACATCATATTCAAAGTTATTTAATAGATTATCCCAGCCAGATATTAAGGGAGTCTGGTAGCTATCATCTATGTAATCCCAGAGCATACCATCACTAGCATTTAAGCCTATGTTGTTTTCCTTCTCATCAATCCATGCTGAAAAGTATTTATACTCTTTGCCTGTATTAAGATTCTTAGTTCCTATTCTAACCAAATTATCCCTATAACCTTCTGGTTGATAACTGCTGACAAGGGGTATTTCCTCACCAGCATCACAAACCTTGCGACAGAATGTAGAAACTTTAGAAACTAAAATCTCAAAGGCTGGATATAATTCGTGGTTTTTATTTATATCTGAATGAAAAATCATTTATACATCCTCCCTAGTTAAAGCTTCTAAAATTAAAGCTAATTTTCTGCGCCTTTCTAGCTCGTCATAGTCAAGGTCTCCAACCTCGATAGTTGCCGTAGCCATCCAGATTCCAAGAGCTATTATAGCTAGTGCTGTTAATCCAAATAATATATTTAATATAATCATAGTATCTTCCTTTTTAGTTAAGCTTTATTGCCTAAGATTAGGGGAACTGAATCCCCTAATTTCGGATATTGAATCCTTCATCAGTTAGGCTGATATGTTGTAAAAATCATTCCTCTCTAATTGAATTTTAGAAGCTCTGATAATATGTTTTAGCTTTGCCCTGTAATAGTAATCTAGTTTGGTTTTTGCTTGCTCTTGTGTGGCTATAATTTCCCAGCTCTCACTAATTGAGCCTGAATCTTCATCAGCTTGGTTTTTATAATAATCATCAAGGTATAAAAATTCGTTGCTTTCATAGTCTCTTTTTTGGCATTTAAAAATTATATTATTTTTTACAACAGTATCAAAAGCTCCAAAATTTTCCCTAAACTCAATCGTATATAAATATTCAATATCGCCATGCTGTTCGGTTGTTATCCTGTAGGCGTCATCTTTTAAAATGTCAGCTGTAAGCTCATGAAAATCATAACAAGATTTCTTTAGTTTCTCGGCTAGGTCATGCCCTGTTTCAGAGGGGTAGCCGTCAGAGTGTCTGTAAATCCAGATTATAGAATCGCCATTTATTAGTTTTATATTTGCTCGTGTACTCATAGTATTTTCACCTTTTTAGTTAAGCTTTATTGCCTAAGATTAGGGGAAATGAATCCCCTAATTTCGGATATTAAATCCATCATCAGTTAGGCTGATTTTTTAACCTCCTCTTTTGGCTCTGGTTTAGCTATCTTTAAGCTGGTGTTATCCAGAAAGAATTGACTCGCCTTGCTGGCTTTATTCATAGCCTTGATGATGGTTCTTGGGTCATCTTTAAGGGCATCATTCCAGCTTTTAATATAGCTTGTATGATTGAGGGCTGGCGTTGGTTCAAGTCCAGTATGTCCAGAAATAAACACGCTTGTAAGCTCTGCGATAAGTTCTTCAAAAGCATAATTCTCATTGCCAAATTTATTGCCTAGCGGTCTATTGAGTCTAGATTCGTGACCTGTTGAATGCCCTATCTCATGGAATAGAGTCGCAAAGTAATTTTGCTCTGCCGTTGCATCCTTAGTATCTATAAAATCGGCAAGGGCTGGCATACCTATAACATCAGAGCCAGAGTTGTAATAAGGTGAGCGATTGCCACCGATTCCAGTCATGCCTATATTTTGGCTGGTAAGGTATTCAGTAGCCCAAATATCACAAAGTGTATTTGTAAACTCTACTGAAAAAGAGGGTTTTGGTGCATAGCGTTTGGAATCACTAGCAAGGTTTTTATCTTTATCAGCAACTTGCGAAGCATTAAAAACATTGTAAACCTTGTAAATAAAGTATTTGAACTCTGATTTACCAGTTTCTACGTTATCCTCAAAGACATATTTAGCAAAAATTACGGGTACGCTTTTTGAACCTTTTTGCACAAAGTAACCCTTGGTTTTCCAGTTCTTAAAAGTACCCCAAACGTTTGAGTCATAACCTAAACCAGAAGCCATAGACGATAGGTGGAATTGATTCCATCCGTTGTAAATAGTACCATCTTGATTTTGTGGTAAATTATCTTGACCGCCTCTGCCAATTTTCCAGCCCTTCGACCAATGACCTGTACAGTCAGAATTGATAGCGTCAATAATTGTTTGAGTCATGTAGCGCTCAATTTCCTTTTTGACCGCTGAACCTTTTAAGCCTTTTATTTTTAATTCGTTTTTCATAGTGTATTCCTTAAATTGATTAATAAAACTTAGTTATGAGTAGAGCTTATAATTATTAAATAAACATAGGTCAAGCGTTGATTTATAGTTGCTTGAACCATGAACAACCAAAACAGCCCAGACTGGCAGAGTTCAGCCATAATACAGCTAAAACTTTTTTTTAACTATTTTATTGATAAGATGTTTGCAGATGTTGCAATCGAATCAAAATTTACACGTTTGCAAACATCTGCAACAAGTTGCCAACAAGTTCAGACTGGCGGAGTTCTGCGGTTTTATTCTCTGTTTGTGCAAAGATGTTGCAAGAATGGCAATTACAAGAGTGCAAACAACCTCGATATATCCTTTAGGATATAGAGGATGTTGCAATGTTGCGGATGTTTTAACGTTTGTTTTTTGTGCCTATTTTATTTATAATTAATTAATTTAAAAAGGAATCGAATCAGATGGCTGGACAAAAAATAACTAGGCAACAGTTAAAACATAT